GCATTAGTCTTTCTCCATGACCTCAAGCATCCTTTCAAGGGACTCTTTAATTCCCTTTATGTTCTCTTCGATCTTGCCTAGTTGCACAGCTTGCATATTAGACGATGCTTCAACAGCTTTTACATCACCACTTATTCTAACTATAGAGGCGTAGTTAGCATCTACGTCTGCCCTCATTTGAGAGATGCTCCAAACTATCATTGCTGCTTGAAGAACCAAGGCAAACAGTAGAGTTGCCGATATATTTTTACCCATTACAAAGCAGTCTTCCTCGCCCCTAGTCACAGGGGTAGGCTTTCCAATCTAACTGAAAGTGTGGCCCATCAGGGAACTTCTTCCAGTCACCACCCCATACGATCTTAATGTCTAGTTCCTTTGCAGCAGCTTTCATTGCATCACCAATAGGGTAGAAGTCATCCCACTCCCATGATACAGGATAGGGTACAACATCCACTGCATGACCCGTCAGGTGACGAGACTTGAGTGTGGTTGACTTGCCTGTCCTCTTAAGCATACGCTGACGTTCAATGTTACGAACACCCTCAGTTACACTAAAGTCTTTTTCACTAATCTCTAATGCTCTTGTAACAACAGCAACCATATCGGGATGTACCCCAGACAAGTTCTGTTTACTTCGTAGTCCTAGTTTGTATCCCATTGGTTGCTCCTTAAGAGGGTTTAGTGGGCTATGTAACTTGACATATCCACGTTAGTTGGTGCATACTCAGTTGTTTCTGTTATCACGCCGTCTACTTCTGTAAATTGTTTTATAGTGTTGACCTGATAATAATCACAGTATTCTTTTCGGTACTCTAGTACTTTTGCTTGGGTTTCAGAAGAAGAGAGACCTATAAAAGTACCACTACCAACAACAGAGCTAATACTGTAGAAATAATTAGCATTTAAACTATTAACTTCTGCGTCGGTTAATACTGCTTTAGGAACTACCCAACCCGATTCATCACTGCCGCCTAATTGCTTTACAATAGTCCAATCAGTAGGGTTGTTATCTAGCCTTTGTTTTACATCTAAGACTTTTTGATTTGCATCTTCTTGCGTAGAAAATGTTTCTGCACAATAATACCATTTAGTTGACATTAGCTACTCCCGTATAGTGTGCCTGAGTTTGACAGGGTGTAAGAGCCTGTAGCGTTGATAGCTGCTCCACCAGCGCCCCCAGCAACATTATATGCGCCAGTACCGCCTTGCGCTCCCCAGCCGCCACCGCCACCTCCGCCTCCATTATTACCACTGCCAAGCCCATTAGCACCAGCACCACCAGCCGAGCCGCCTGCTCCACCTAATCCGCCACCGGCACCGCCAGCCCCCGGAACAATCATTCCACCTAATCCGCCAAAACCGTTACCGTTGTCACCATCTTGTCGGCCACCTTGTCCACCTCCGCCGCCAGAGCCACCACCAGATCCAGCAACCGCAACACTTGAGTTACCACTTATACTTCCGTCAGCACCAGCAACTCCGGGCGTACCTCCGCCTCCTGCACCGCCACCGCCCCCACCAATGCCGTGAACCATGTTAGTTGATGATCCAGTACCGCCGCCGCCAGCTATAAAGGCACCGGATGCGTTATTTATTGTCACGCCAGAAGAAGATATATATATTGCTTCTTTTCCAGGCGTACCGCCTTTTCCAAGAATCTTACCGTTATTGATTACGGTTGCATCATCTTCTGCAATTGTAAGCGCAGGAGTGGAAGCATTCGTTGCATATACATAAACACCACTATTAACAGTCATAGTAATTGGGCCAGAGCCACTATATCCAGCAGCGTCTGCTAGTGTCCGTATGTTAGCATTGCTTATGTTTGAAGAAACAGTAAACTCAAAGGCAGCAGCAATGGCACTACCTACGCCAAACCCCAGTACCTGATAGCCAAAACTCATGCTAAATTCCTATCCGTCGTTTGCTGCATCTGTTGTAAAGAATATTTTTATACCAAGTAACCTTCCCACCCCTGTGTAGGTATCTCCACCAGCATTTGCATCTCTAAATATTTGAAAGTAAGTTTGAGTATCTACAGCAGCGTTTGTGATAGTCACTGCACCACTTTCAGGGGAAACTTGCTGGTCTTCCACAGCACCTATACCTGCATCCGTAACTGTGACGGCTGTACCAAAAGCTACATCTATAGTGGCATCATCGGCAACAGACACGCCCTGCAAAGACCAAAGACAGTTCCCTGTGTTAGTTGTGCTAGGTGTCCAAAAAACTTGAAATGTTACTGTGCCTTCATCCCAAGACTTAGGGAAGGCTATACTAAATTGAGCATGGTCATCAGCACTGTCAGCAAAGTCTAGTACTTTTAAATCAGGCCGAAGGGCGGTTGTCTCTACTTGTGTAAGGTTAGAACAGGGGTTTGTAGTCGAGGGATACATTGCAGACGCAGGAACCCATATACTTTCTTTACCCGCAGTCTTTGCTACCTTACCCGAAAGTTGATTTAGCTCTGTAGCTGTTGTAGTAACACTAGTGTCAAGGGTAAGTACATTTACCCAACCATTGTTAGCCTCATTTCTAATCTTAAGAGTGTTAGTGTCAGTTTCATACCACCACTGATTAGCATAGGTAGTTCCCGGTTCTGCATCACCAGAGGAATTAGATGCTAGTGCTAAAAGAGCGTTGTTTAAGTCTGTCCTTGTAGCGGGAAAACTTTGGTTAGCAATGTTAAAGTCGTGTTGCGACATTACGTTATTTCCTTTCCGTAGCCTTTAGCTACATAGTCTAGGGTCACACTATTGGTGCTTGCCGATCCCCCAGTAAAAGTGTTAATAGTGAACCCAGTTCGGGTCTTGTTTGTTATTGTATATCTATCTCCATTAGCTAAGTTAGCTAGGGAAATTCCTATAGCTGGTGTAGCTGAAAAGGCATCATCAAAAGTTACATTAGTTGTCCCTGTGAAGGTTATATCACCCCCCGAAACTACCCTATCTTGCATATTTGCTGTTACCGACAATGCACTTACTACGGGGGTTACATTAGTGTTTGTAGAAGATAGTAATAGCCTAAACTCAAAAGCCCTAGCTGTTATGTCAGACACAGAGAAGGATTGCCAATCAGACCAAGTAGGTGTACCTGTAGGATCATCGTCTGTGTGCCTTAACTGCATAGAAACTGTAGTATCACTAAAGGCGGTAGCATCGCCATCAAACACGCCTTCCCTATCATCGAAGTTACCTGTAGCAGTGTCAAATAGGTCTGTCCTATCAAACCTTGTGCTGGTAAAGGAAAAGTTTAAACGGCTTGTATATTTCTGTCCTAAGTCAAGGTGGTTGTTAAAGTAGTATATGCCAGAAAGGTTGTAACCAGAGAAAGTACCATCAAACAACCCTGACGCATCATCAAACAACCCTGTCGCAGAATCAAAGTTTATTCTGTCTTCACTTAACTCTAAACTGTTGTCATCATTAACCGTCACATTAGACTTAACACCAGAAAAGGACGGGTTTTCTGTAAGTGTGGCTACAACATTAAGATCACTAATACCGACAGAAGTAACAACAAACACAGCGGGGTTTACAGAGGTGTTAGACCCACTTGTTGTGTCGTCTACAGCCTTAATAAAATATGTACCTACACCAGCGTTTTGCAGGGAAACTGTACTACTACCTACCTGTACCTCTGCTACATCTTCTGCTTCTGAGTATACTGCCCCACTAGTTAAAGGAGAGTATCTTATTATATAGTGAGCTAAGTCTAAATCGGTAACTGGTGTCCAACTTAAGAGTAGGCTACTACCAACTACGTTACCATCAAAGTTAGTTACGTCTGCTGGTGGAGCACCCAAGGCTTCTACAGAATAGTTACTTATAGTATTAAACTCACCAGTAACACCCAGAGTGTTAGTAGCCCTAGCCCTTATATCGTAAAGGGTTTCTTCTATGGCAACTATCTCAACCCTTTCTGTTCCTATAAATGGACCCATAGTTGCTACGGAAGTAAAGTCAGGTTCATTAAACTCAACTAATGACTTTCTAATCTGCACCTCTGCTGTATCTAAGGTATTTTCTGTGTTGGTAATATCAAGCAAAAGAACACTAATAGTCTTACCCTTTACCCTCCTTAGTTCAGTGCTAATATTTATACCAAGGCTAGGAACTTCAAAGGGGGAAAGTAAAGTAGTGTTATCTCTTTCGTAGACTACACCATCGTCTACCTCATCATATACAGACTCAGCAGTCTCTCTTAGGGTCATGTTTACTTGTATGTCAAGGCCATCTGTAAGGCCAAAAGACCAAGCTAATACTTGAAACTCTTTATTAGTCCAACCAAATCTAGTGTTAGTGATCCTTACATTGTCACCAACCTGTAGTCCTAAAGTTCTAAGGCCAAAGGCTGCGTTAATAGTAAGTTGTTGTCGGTTGCTCTCTAAGCTAATTCTAGCAATACGCCTAGCCTGAATACTGTTATCAGTAAAGGGTAAGTCTAAGTCAGCAACAGACTCCTGCCCACCATCTGCACTAACGAAGGCTGAGTTAGTAACTTGAGGGTAGTCCGTAACCTGAAAGTTAGACTCTTCACCTCTGAAAGTACCTTTTACAACATTAAAGTTATCTCTACGAGAGTGACGAGTACTTACATCTATACTAGAACGAAAATCATCCTCATCTAAGTCCATAACTGTGTTTGTCCAGTAAGCAGGTTTCATACGCCACTTACCTTGAGCATACCACAAAGATCCGCCCATACAAGTTAAGAGATCATTTAACAAATCATAAGGTGTTAGTGCAGTAGTAAAAGCTCCATTACAAGTATATCTCTTAGCTGCAGGACTACCTACAAGAGTATCACACACAGTAACAGCACTATTTACAAGAGTGTCATCAATGTTAGTATCCTCTTCCTTAAGACCGTAGCTTGACGTCAAGTAGTCACGTAGGCACAAGGCTGGGTTATCTGACCATGCAATCGTAGAGGTAGCGGGATTATAAACCTTTTTGCCCTTAACTTCTGCTGTAATAGTGGGTATACCATTAGGGAAGGCATCAGCGTCATGCTGAAGACGCACATACATATAGGCTATGCCTGACAGCTTGTGTTCACTTGTCCACTTAGAAGACTCTGTTACAAGATCAGTATCTGCTGGTTGAGTGGTAGACCCGTTATGAAATTTAAACCTGACTAGGTGTTGTGTAGTAGATTGTACGTTCCAGTATTTTTCACCACTAGGGGTTTCAAGTCTCTCCCTAGTAGTGGTAGTCTTAACGTACTTCGCTGGGGCAGTTACATTACCGCTACTGTCTAAGGTAACGACTTCATCATTAATGTATATCTTATCAAAGGACTCAACTTCATGTCCAGCTACAGCAATAATACGGTGAAAGAATTTATTGTTAGTTCCTGTAGACTCGTCGTATACTACAGCTCCACCAACACGCATCTTACCGTATATAATCTGATGGTCTAGTGCTGAACCCCTAGAGTTTACCTGATAGCCACGATTAGCACCACGAAGTTTAGGCTTGGGGGTAAGTGCATTTAGGGCCAGTCCCATTGCAATATTAGCCACAAAACCAACTACAAATGCGGTAAAACCTGCAACAGTAATACCTACGGAACTGGCAACAGCAACACCTGTAGCAATAGTAGCTGTAACAAAAACCATACTATAAAACCCTCTCGTACTTGGTTTCTATCTCTTTATAACCTAATCGATTTAGAAACCTTCCTATTGGGTTCTTACTTGAAGAAGAGGCAATCAGCCTGTATATACCGTCTTCTTTCATGCAGTCCTCAACAAACTTAAACAAACGCCTTGCCACTGTAGATTTCCTGTAGTCTTTATGGACGTATACCGCATCATAGCTACCAACTAACTCTCCTTTTGTTGTAAGAGGGCTTGTAATTATCACAACAAAATAACCTATAAGCAGTCCATCTTTTCTAGCAGTAAAAAACTTAAGTCTTCCAACCTCTTCTAAGGCAAAGTAGGATTCCCAATCTATAACAAGGGGCTCAGTAGGGTGTCCCGACTCTTCCCACTCAAGTTCAGCTAGGGGAGTTACCTCTTGCTCTGCAAGGCATAAAAACTCTTGCTGATACTTAAGCACTAGTACGACCCCAAAGCGTATCTTTATCTTGCATATCTTCTATAAAGTCTAAACCTAAATCTGTAGGGTATACAGACTTCTGGTAGCCTGATGTAAAACGAGCAACTCTGGCCCTTTCAAGATCAACTAACCTGTTCTCCACTAACAGTTCTATGGTTGATGTCTCAGCAGACTCAGATATATTCATCTGATCCATATAGCCTGAGAATATTGAATTGAGTTCAGTTGGTGCGCTAGTAGTACCGAAGTAGATATTAGCTACACGACCCTGATAAGGCTCACTGAGTGCTAAGGACAAGGCTGGGTCAGACACCCCACTGAGAGTTATGTTAGCCCCCTTTACGTCTAACTCAGAGGTCTCTTCAATGGTTGAAATGTTTAGTATGCTACCTACACCAGTGTACGTTACTGTGGGGGATATAGTAAGAGTACCTTGCCCCGTCC